AATAAATCATCATCATCTAATCTGTAGATATATTCATATTTACATTGGTCAAATCCCCATTTTAATTTTTGAGATATATTATCGAACCTATTTTTTAAATTAAAGATTTTAACATTTTCACAATCTATGTTGTAAGTCGTATTTGGGTCATCATTAATAATGACCATTTCAGAATTTTCATAGTCTTGTTTTAAATAAGAACATATCGCTTCTTCTAATAAATTTTTTCTACGATAAGTTAATGTTAATACGGATATCATATACTTTCGTATTTAATAAACTTTTCCAAAGTTTGTAGTTTGTCGTTGGAATTCGCGATTTTTTCAATTAATTTATCCATCTCTTCAATATGTTGTGGATGCTCTCCAATACCAACCGAATTATTAAAATAAACTAATAACGAAGCTTCCGCTGAAGCAACCTCAGACATATATTTTAAACGCAATGCGTCGTACATTCTCAATCCAATAAGATTTAATTTTTTTTCCATTTTTATAAATTTTGTAAATTTTTTTAAAAAAAATGGACAGATTAAAAATATCTGTCCAAATTTAACCATTTTAGAAAGGCATATCTTCGTCAGGTTCTTGATTTTCTTGTGGGTCAGAATATTTGTTAGATTTCTTACCTCCCATATCAATAGTTTCTGATGATGAAGATCCATATACGTATTTTCCTGAGTCTGAATCCCAACGTGGAGTTTCTCCTCTTGCGATAGCCTCAAGATATTCTTCAGGTTTTTTAGAATAAACATCTTCCCAAGTTAATTCATCATTAATCCAAGAATTTGAAGTTTCGATATCTGTGTGTACAGGTGCCGAATCATCATACATAATTGTTTGAATTACGGTGTATGTCGCTCCTTTTGGAGTTTTAGCCTTTGTAAGCTCAAGGATTAAGTCTCTTCCTTTTTCAGGGTCGGTAATATCTCCTTTGTTTCTCCAAATCGGAATAATCTTATCTAAGATTCCTTCATTTTTGTAGTTGTGTTTGAATCTCCAAAACTTAACACCATCCGATTCGTTATCTCTATCAACAACTTTTACAATATAAAACTTACGAGGTTTATACGTTGATGCCAATTTTTTATCATTCTCCTTACCTGTCGCCATTAGTTCTTCGTAAACTTCAGTTAAAGGTGAACGCTCGTTGTCGTTTTTACCTGGGTCATATAATTTAACCCATTTTCCGTCTACTTGAACTTCGTGAAACCACACTTCTTTAAAAGGTGATGATCCGTCTTTTGTTGGTAAAATTCTTAATCTTTTTTGTCCTTGTTTTTCGTTGTCTTTAAGGATTGCTGCGAAGTATTTTTTCATCCTTTCGTCTTGTGACATTTTTGAGGTGGATGATGAACCTTGTTTTGATTGTTCGTACTGAGCCAGTACCGCGTCTAATGAATTGTTTGTCGCCATTTGTTATATAATTTAATTGTTTATACGAAAATATAAGTGTCAGCCTTTAAAAAGTCAAATTTGAGGTCACATTACGTGACCCCTTAATTATCTAATTTTTTGGAAATTATCTTCAATGTCATCTTTTCCTTGTTCAAAATCTCTAAAACTTTTTTTAATTTCAGATGGTGAATAATCCTCAACCTCATCTTTAGTTAAGATATACTCTTCTTTTCCAGTTTTTTCAAAATCTTCTCTTTTATCTTCAAAAAAATCTGAAAGTTTTTGATTAAAAGGTCCTGAATCTAAAGATCGTAATTCCAATTTTTCTTGCGATGATTTAGGTCTATACTTTTCAACCTTAGCTTCAAGATCGTTTAATTTATTAACTATAGTGTCCATATCTGATAATTTATTTTCTAAATCATTTAAATGTTTAAATAAAGTATCAAAATATTCTTCTTGTTTTTTCTCGACCGTTTTTTGAGATTTAACTAAATCAGTAATTTCTAATTCTTCTTTACCTTCTTTTTCATCACCAATTTTTTCAACATCAGGGTCAGTTGCGGTATCAACAGGTTGTGGGGTTGTATCAACTGGTGCGGGTGGAGGTGTTGCGGTTGCCGGATCAGCGGGCAATGCCGCGTCGTCAACAGGTGGTATTCCTGCGTCAGGTGGTGGGGGTAATGCAGGGTCTTCTGCGGGTGGAATCTCTTGTTCCGTTAAGTAGTTATTAATTTGCTTATATCTACCTATCTCTTTTAATATTTTATCATCAATTCCCATATTTTTAACCATTTAATAATTGTTTAATACCTGTTTTTGTTTCAACTTGTATTTTTTTATTTGTATTTAATGTATTATCTACTCTCTCAATAAGACCATCTTTCATTCTTAAAGTATAACATTCTCCTGTATCTAAATCACAAACTTGTTTAGACCCATCACCTAAATCTTTTTCTGACATTCTTGTGTTTTTACCCAAGTAATTGTCTAATATTAATTTTGTATTCATAATTGTTTTTTTATATAAATATCTTATTTATGGAGAAATTCCTTGTGACGCAGCATTAAATAAATCTATCGCCTTTTGCGTTAAATTATTCTCAATAACTGATAATTCTTCTTGACTAAATTTTTTATACACATCTTCATTTGGTTTAAATCCCGAATATATTATTAAAAATTTAGTAATTTCCGTTTTATCAATATTTTTAACTTTACCGATAGTATTTTTCCAATGATCTCTCAACATACTTATTAAGGCATCTAAATTATTAAAACTTGACATAGGAGTCTCGCTGTATGAACAGAAATAATTAGAATTGAAATAATTATTTCCTAATTGAGCCCAATTCTCGTTCAATCCTATAGACGCAAAATTGTAATCATATGCTTTAAAAATATTATTAGTATCATAACTATTAATATATATCGACGCGAATATTGTTACTTTTAATTTTAAAGGATAATTTCCAACATTTAAAATTTCATTAATTTTTTCAATTATCTCTTTACTATTATATTTTCTAATTGTTGGGTTTATTTTTGTAAAGTTACTATATTTGTTAATTGGTTGGCAACTTTGATTAATAGATAAAGTGCTAGAGTTTTTACTAGTTTCTTGTTTAATTATCTTATCTTTTTCTGCGGTATCCGTATTGGATTGAGTATTTTCCTTATCTTTTTGAGTTTTAAAAGTGTCTTGAATTGATTGTAATAAATTCGCCTTTAAAACTTGTAAAGGATCCACAGGAGGTACTTCTGAAGCGTTTTGTCTTACACCTGTAAAGCTTGTTGTAAATGTTCCGGGACTTATTTTATGAGTAACCTCAAGTATCATATATGAACCACTAAACATTGGTACATACCTCAAATTAAAATACATTGTTGGTTGTATCATAGCATTGCCCATCATACTCACACTACAACTATAACTCCTATTTTTATATAAATTGTATAAAGATGTACTTTGTGTTGACCCCGCTCTATTTCCTCTAAGATTTGCCATCTCATTTAAAATTTGTAAACTTTCTGTAGTGGCCTTACCCGCGGTTTGTCTCACGTTAAATCCGTTAAAAATTTGTTGATTTTGAGGTCCAATGTCAACATTAAACCCAACCACTCTATTAGATAATGCGTGGTCTTGTTTATTTGTTGAGGTTTCTACCAAAGCATTATTAGTTTTACTAATGTCTAATCCATCGTTTCTATATCTGTAGTCAACATTATTTTTCAGATTTAAATGTTCACTAGGTTTATTAGAATAAAAACAAACCATTTTAGAAGATGAATCTCTGTAATCAACATTTAAAAACGTTCCAAATAAATTATTCGCAAATTCTGTAGTCCCTTCAAATTTAGGTATTGCGTTTTTTGTAACATCTTGTACATTATAAAAATTAATATATGAAGGAAGATTCATAATAACAAAATTATTCTCAACTAAAATCGATTGAATAAAAGATAACATAGTTGAATCAGCATTTATATTTGTCAATCTATTTTTTAATTTATATATGTCTACTAATATCTTATCTCCAATGTTTCTTGACGCTCTATCAACTAACAAAACATCTTCAAATAAAGTTTTGTTTTTAAAATCTGAACCTGAAATCCATTTATCATTTAAAGATTTTAAAGTGTCATAAATTTCATATTTTGTTTGGTTACCGTCAAGTTTTGAAAAAGTTCCAACATTAGTTGATACCGAAACATTAGGTAATTTATTCCTTACATTAGTAAAAACATTATTAAGTACCCTACCCAAAAATCTGTCATTTTTTAAAATGTACTCATTCATCGATTCTGTAAATTTTGACGGATTCAAATTAGGGTCTGATAATTTTTGTGTTGCGTATATTTTTATAATAGGATATAAATTTTTAATATTATTCACCGTAAACGCAATATTATTATCAATAAAAAAATCGGTAATATATGAACCTGAATCTTTATAAGTCAATTCAACAATTTCACTAAAACCAACGTATAAGAATAATGCTTTCCATTCTTCTTGGTAATTTGCAAATGATTGTGAAAAAGTTACCGAGTTTGAAGTGGCCGGTAATGCGTTAGGTGTTAATATTGTATAATTATCCCAAACATATGGGTCAGAAATTTCAAACGTTGAGAAGGTATAAAACAACCTCTTACTATAGTTTGATGGATTTCCAAATTTAAATACGATATCAAAATTTAAAAAATTCTTAATTCTCTCAACGATATTGGCGGTTTGAGTTATCTGAACATTACTTACGTAATCCGTTCCTGTTTGTCCATTAACTTTAGATATCTTCATCATATCAATCATAAACGATTGAAAATTTAACATTTTCTTTTTAGATTCATCTAACGTTATGGTGTTAGAAATATTATTAACAACATCGTTAGTGTTAGTATTAATGCCGTCCCCGGTATCGTATATTGACTTAGAAAAATTAAGAAACTCGTTTTCAAATGAATCTAATATGTCTTTATTAAAGGTACTAAATAAATCACTTATCGATGTATAATCGGACCCCCCTATTCTAGATTTAATATCAAAATTAGATTGGATATTACTATCAGGGTTTATAGTTTTTAAATACTCTGAGTAATATGGGGTCTCAAGTTTATTTGTGTTAAAATAACCATAATTTGGTGCTGCCCAAAAATTTCTAACAGACCCATTATACATCGACTCATTATTAATTACCTCGGTTTTTAAAGAATTTGGTGTTTTCGTAATATCAAAACACTCGTTTTTTGTCTGATTAATTAATGATCCCGCCGATGGAAATACAAATGAAAATTTGTCATCTAACGTATCAACCGTTACAGACCAAGGTATTATCCTTAGACTTCTTGTTTGTGAGGTGGGGTCAAATCCAGGACCCGTTGTTCCTGATCTTGGTAAATCAATAATGGCGTTATCGACATAATTTAAATTTACCCCTAGGGTAAACCCTGATTGAATGTCTAAACTAGTAAATCCTGAATATATGTTGAACCCTTGATAAAATACGTTAAAATCATTAATCAATTTAGGGTAAAACCCTACATTAATTAATGTGAATTCCTCCCCTCCTACGAATGTATTATCTTGAAGTACAATATCTATTTGTGAACCATTAATCGATAAACTATAAATTTTTTCAGGGTTACTTGTCTCAGGATCATAGTTATCAACGTAACTAAACCCAGACCAAGACTTCTCTAATATGTCAACACCAGTATCATTATACTTTTTATATCTATGCCAAACGGAACCTATTTTTAATATCCAAGCATATGGTACTTTGTGTATTGCTCCAAATTTTTTAAATGAAGACATAATATAATCAAGTTCCTCAATATTAGGTTTAAGGTCTCCATTTGGGGTGTATGATTTATATCTCTCTCTTAGAGTCGCAACGGGTAAGCTATTTATAAAATAGTAAGCAGAAGAAACAAATGGATATTTTTCATAATTTCTAAAGTTAGAAACTCCTTCTTGAATTGAGTTAATAAAATAAGGGGTGTTTAAAACTGAAGTAGTTTGTTTGTATAATAAATTATCCGTGTAATCAGAATAAATAACATTTCCTTCTGTTGGTAATTGATCCTCATTGTTTCTATTTTTGTAAAAATCTTTCAATAACGGGTAGTCCATATCAATCAAACTAGGTGATATTACTTTACCAACCCAATTAAAATTAGTTATAGGTCTAATCTTTTCAGTATTAGTATTGTCTTTAAAATTAGTAATTGTTTTTCTGTCTTGGTCATAATTTAACACTTTAGTAGTGTTAAAAGCTTGTTTAGCAGTTCCAATATTTTTAGAATCTGCCATTTTAAATTTAATCCATTCTAAATCGGTTAATGGATATGTATCAGAAAAATCATACTCGTTAGATGTTGTTGATTCGTTAAAATACTTAGACAATTCATCTTGTTTTGATACCGATACTGATGGTGAACATATACTACTTGATAGTAAATCGGGATTAATGAAACTAAATTGCGAATTATTAATTAAATTTTTTAAATATGATGTATTAAAAACCCCTCTTAAAAAGTTTTGCCAACTTTCCCCAATACCATCATTAGAAAAATGTCTTAATATTTCTAAATAATTTATAGACGTAAATGTATATTCTTTTAACTTACTTAGAAGAAATGGACTATCATTCAATAAACTATTATTTATATTTGAATATTCAAACTCTGATAGTATAGTCGCAAATAAATCCGTTTCTATTACACTATTTGAAGATCTTGATAACTTAGTATAATCAGAATATAAAGATATTCTTTCGTATATTTCAAAAAAATACTTTATTTCTTCTTTATTTGAAAAAACTTCATTATTTATTGGGAATTCTATGGGATTTAACGACGCCTTTGTAATATCTAAAGTTTCGTTTTTAATTGGTTCAGGATTTTTCTTAACTTCATCCCTTTTAGTTAAAGCGGTAATAAATTCCTCAACAAATTCTACTTCAGGCCAATAGGTGAAGACGTTAGTCTTATAATTACTTTGTAATACAAATTTACCGGGATATTCTAATGAATATTTTTCATCTCCATTTTCATCTCTATTTGAGACAATTACTTGTGGCCAAGGATAAATAGGTGTATCTTTGTCGTACCCAGGTGTTGGGTTGTCCGTATTCACATCTGACGCGGAAGTATTAAAAACCAATTTTTTTCTTTCCCTTGTTGCGTCCAAATCAGAATTTAAATTCCAAGCATTTGTGTGCGTATCATCTAATAGTCTTAAAAAAGCTTCTCCATTGGCAAAAATAACCGATAAAACATTTCTTATAGTCGGATTGAATCCGATACCATTATTTTTACTTTGTAAAATATCAGATAAAGCGTCTGTTAACTTTGTTTCAATTTCTTTTCTGATTTCGGATAATTTTCTTCCTAGTTCGGAAGTGTACTCCATAAATGTGGTATTTGGTTTTAAAATAAAAGATTTTGAATCTTTAATATTTCCATTTGGTTCAATTCCTGTAGTACCACTCTCAAACCTAAACCATTGAATTTTATACTTTTTACCGTTTTTAGTCTCGATACCTCCTAAAGAATTTTTTAATTTAAAATTAGATTCAGCTTCTGCGATTTCAGCACTTGTCGGTTTTTGTTTACCTTTTTTTCTTTTTAATATTGTTTGTTCAAAATCAATGTCATTTTCAGTAACACTATCAAATATAAATTGTTGTAGTGTTACGTTACAATTTATACTTGACGGAAAAGGTCCTTTACCTCCAACGGAGTATTGTCCATTTTTACCACAAACAGGATTATTATTTAATTTTTTATTATATTTGTCTATATATTCGTTTTCTAATTTACTTAACGCAGTTTTGTTTTTTGAAACGTCTTCATCTTTAAAAGTATATATTTCCCCACCATTATTCTTTAAAACGTAGAAATTTTCGGAATCCATAAAATCGCTAAACCAAGAACCATTAACCGCCAAAAAAACATCTTTTCTATATTCATTTAATGTGTCCGAATAACTATCTAAGTTATTTAATGGTGCCAAATTTTCCTTAGTAAAAGTATCTAATATATTATTAACAAAATTATCGATATTATTTCTTAATTCTAATATTGTTAATTCAGGCATATCTTCCGATATTAATCCTTTTGACTTATATTCACTATAAATCTCTTTCATTTTCTGATACCCTCTTTCAACTACAGAATTTTTAGAATTTGTTAGTTGTGTCGAACCTCCTTGTTTCGGGGTTACTGAAATTGTTGAGGGAAACATATGTGGTGTCGCTAATAACGCACCCATAGTTAGATCACTAAGAACACTATATTTGTATGTGTAAAATTTTAAAGTTATATCGAAATTTTGACTTGAATAGTCGAAACTGGAGTTAAAGCTTTGTAACATTAATGGTAACCTTATCGCTTTACCATAATACCCTTTAATAGTAAGATAAAACATAGGATATGGTAAATTAAAAAACGCCGCATAAGGTGAATTATCACCCAATTCAAATAACGCCCTACCTTTAATGTCCGTTAATCTAACCGTTATAACCGGCATAAACGAAGTGTTTTGGGTGATGTCAATCCCTACAATACCTAAAAGACCAGTATCTAAAGATCCCGGTTTACCCCCTGTTAAGATTGTTTGTCTTAGAAAATCGGCACCAGGAACCGTCTCATATCCAGGTTGATTTACTCCTTGACCTTTAATAGTGTTTTTACCCGTAATACTATCAGTCCAATCGTTTTCTAAAAAAGATTTATCTCCAGGTTTTAAAAAATTTATAGTTGCCAATGATATTGTTTGTTGTCTGTCGCTTGGAGCGACTCCAATCGCCAATTTAGTTCTTGGGACTAACTTACACTCCAAATTGGCATACATTACTAAGTTTTCTTGTTTTACAAGTCTTTCCTTAGCGTTACCATTTTCATCTACGATTTTGTTTGGGTCTACAACTATAATGTTGTTATAATCATACTCCACTAATATATTCTCTCCATCACCTACCATAATATAAAAAATGATTGTCTAATTGATTGTTGTAATCTTGTAATGAAGCTATTAAAGGAAATGGAATAGTCAATACTGACCCGTCAGGAATATTCCATTCTCTACCTCCAAATTTTGGGTTGGCCATTAATATCAACCATCCGAATGTTGGTGTGTTATAATATTGTTGAGATATTATATCCAATCTACTTTGTCCCACCTTATAAATGTATTTCTTATCTGTGGTTTTAATCGGTAAATTAATATATGGTACTACGGTTTGGTTTCCGTTTATAAGAAATTCATTATATCTCTGATATGATTGTCTTTTTGCCATTATGAATCTAATTTTGATTTTCCGTCAAATGTTGATGTATTGGTATTAGTATTTGTTGTCGAATATATTTCAGATATGTTAGCCTTCTGAGTTTCTTCTTTACTTATATCGGGTACCGTTGTATATGTGAATTTCCTTACCTTACCTTTTGGATATAATAATGTTTCAATTCCTTCGGTATATTCTTTATATTCTTTTGTTTTTTTGAATTTATTATAGAACTTTTCTTCTTCTTTTATTTCGTTTTTATATTCGTCCGCAATGTCATTAACAATTTCTGTAAAGTTATTGACTAGTTTTGACGTTAATGATGATGAATTAGTTATAGTCTTAATAAAATCATTTTTTTTATTTTTATCTGTCAGAATTCTAGAGAAAACCATAAAGAATCTTCTATTTTGTTCACTATCATTAAAATCTTTAGGGTCAGAAATAATAAAAAACTCACCAGGATTTGGGCCGTAGGTATTAGTAACAATATCTTCTTGATATAAGAACGAATCAAAATCCCTTAAATAAAAATTAAAATTACCATAGTCATATTTAAGTTCTTCCAATGTATTTGTTGGTACGATAGGTTGCGGAGTATTTTGTTTATTACTAACTTGGTCTGTTGGTGTTATATTATATACCCTAATAATACCTCCATCAAGTATTTTACCATCAGTATTTGTTGTTATTAGATTAATTTTTTGAATTGACTTTATAAGTTCTAACTCAACAAAAACTATTTCTTGTAAAATTGAATATATTCCACTATCAAACCCTAATTGTTTCGATAAATAACTAACTAAGTTACTTTTAACTATTCTCTTTTGATCATCAGTAAATAATCCTTTACCAAATAACTCACTAGTTATTGGGTCTAGTTCATTATTTATATCTATCTCTATTTGTTTTAGTAGTGATATTATATTTTCACTTAATTTTTCTCTATTAACATTTCCGAAAATATTAGTTTTATCCGTATCAATAATAGTAGATGTTACCCCAGACGTAGTTCCTGACGTAAATAATCTTTCTTTAACCGTCAATTGTAAAATTCCGTAATTATAAGATAATAAAATTTTTTCTAACTGATTAACTACCGTTTCCGAATACTTCTTGGTCGTTGTTATTAGGTCATCCATAATTTTTTGATAAGACGTTTCTCCTGTCTGACCGCCAGTAACAGGTATATTTGTTAAAATTTCACCTATTGTCGAACCTCCATCATTTTTTTGAAGATTTTCAACATTTTCAATTGTTGCGGGTTTCTCACTTTCGGCGATAGAATTGAATATCTCTTTATCTAATTTTGTAACGTCCTCCGTCGCTACCGCTCTCTCATCATAAATTTCGGTGTTAGCATAAAAATTAAATGATAACGCGTTTTGTAATTGCTCTACAGGTTTTGCTAATCCGTGCCCTCCTATCATATTGAACCCCATACTAACACTAACAATCATTGGTTGTACACCAATACCTTCAGGGTTAAGGTCTAACGTTAGGGGGTCATATGTGAACGCCATACTTGTTGGAACTATTTTAGTGTGGTAAAAATCTCCGATTCTCAACACTAAAATTGGTGGGGTACCAAATGAAGTGTTTTGGGCATTGTTATATACAGGTTTACCATCTTGTATAACGGGTATTGTTTCGCCAGGTCTTACACATTGATTTAAAAAGGTAAGTCTAGCGTTTAATCCTTCAGGTGTCATTGAATGAAATGCCGGATTAAAGTATTTTATTTTTTGTTTTATTGAGTCATATATTGTTGGGTCAGATTCTTTAACGACCTCAAAATAATCACACTCAGTTAATAAATTTCTAAGTATTTTTTTACTAATACCTTCTTTTATTTTCTCAACCACCGTTTTTGTTGATTTTGGTTTTGATGGTTGTATTGTTACGGTGTCAATATTAGCAACAGGATTCTCAACATTTTTTTTCTCCACCTTATCTTGTTTAGGAATAACACTAAGATTAATCCTAACCTTTCTACAGGCCATAGCGTTAACCGCATATACCTGAGATTCTGGAGTAACTTTATTTGGTTTTGATTGGGTGCTACCCGTTATGTCTTGTCTACAATCAACTTCATCGAAAACTAAAGTACCTGCCTTTGGGGTTACAAATGTTTCCTCTCCAACAGATGAATCCACAACATTTATCACTTTATCTTTAAAAAGTTGGTCTAACTTAATACCTCCAACATCTTTTTGTTGTAGGAATGTTTTAACACTTTGGACTCTTCTTTCTGATAATTTTTTATTATAGTCTACAGAAGCAGTTGCGGAAGCCGATCCACTAAAAGTTATTGTTATTTTTTCTGCAACATTATCAGTAATAAGTTTATTTGTTGCGGTTATAAAGTTACCTAATCTACTATAATTCCATTCGATAACTTGATTAAAAAAATTACCAACTTCTTTTTGTTTTTTACAAAAATCAGGGTTTTTGGAACAATAGGACGATGGTATTGCTTCATTAAAAGCACTCACACTATTAGATGTGTATTTATCTTTATTTCCACTATTAACGTACTTATTATAAGTATCTTCATAATTTTCATCTCCACTTTTAGGGATGTCATTATCAAAATAAAACGTTAAATCACCAAATTCTTTAATATATTCGTCAATTGTTTTTTGGTTGTCGGTTAATTTAATTTCTTGTGTTACAACATCTATATTAGCTACTTGAATTTCTTTAGTAATTCCCTTTTTTTCCTCATCTGTTAATCTAGGATTTTGTAAAAGTTCTTGGTAAGTAACCAATTCGCTACGTTTTAATGTATTAAATTTTAAACCTAATTTATAAATGTCATATTTAACACATCCGGCAAAAAAAGAATCCATTATTGAATTAGCCCTTTCCTTATTAACCCCTTTTAATTGTTTTTCAACAATTAAATTAGTTACAGACGGATTATCAACAATGATTTTGAAATTTAATGTTCCAGATCTAGTGGTACTCTTATACGTATATATTGGTTCAGGTCTACCCATAAATTCTACCGGAGTAAAACTTGGCGTACTAGTGTCGTTAAATTTAATATCATAGGGTGGAAACCACATAATTCTACCTCCATTAGGTCCTTTTTCACACGCAGGTAAATCATCATAAGTAAAACCAGGTTTACTAGATGTTCTCCAAGCTAAATTCTCAATAGAGAACATATACTTTTTAACTTTACCGTCAACAATATTGGTAGAATCACTACCTTTTATTGGTGCTATATTTAAATTATATGTCTTGTCTAAAATTGAATTGGTAAATCTTCTACCTTCGGTAGTTATACCATCTGTTTTTTGTAAATCACCATAAGTGTAATATGGCGTGTCTTTAGTAAAAACTCTACAATATTCAACTCCTTTTTCTGAACCATCGGTAAAATCTTTATAAGAAACTACTCTAGAACCCTTTGTTAATTCTTTATACCCATCATTAAAAACTTTAGAGACTTGATTTATAGCGGTGCCTACGTGTTTTAATTTAGCAATACCCGAAACATTATCTGCCGAG